TTGACGGAATATTTCAGGATTCTGTTGTGCTGCACTTAGATACTTCCAAGCGTTCTGAGGATCTCTATCTGATGCATTTCCAAAGTTATTCCAGAAGTCAGTAGGTGTTCCTTTTGATTGTGGGCTTGGAGGTACAGGCATTTGAGGTCTCTGTGGAGCTGCGGCAGGTGCTGCTGCTCTAGGATCTACTTGTCCTGCTCCACGAGGAGCTACGGCGTTAGCCGCTGCCTTTTGTGCCTGAGCATTCTGAGCAGCTTGAATACGCTCTACAGGGAAAGGTCCTTGTGGTCCAAAAAACTTAGTCGTGTAATCAGCTAAGACATTAGGATTAGTAAGGATCTTGTTATACGCTTTATGCTCTGTATTTAACTCCTTAAGTAAATCAACTGCTTTAGTTAATTTAACGTTTGATTCGATTAAAGCGTCTTCAACTTTACATGCATAGTCATTTAATACTGCAGGAGCATCAGGACCAAAATTATTTATTACCTCAAGACTTACGTCGCTGACTCCGTTTGCCTTTAGCTGATCCGCTGTCAGACCCTGCTGTGATGTTAGGGAAGAGTCGTTGGAGTAGCCCTGGTTGCTGTTGATCCCAGGCGTAGAGGTCGGCGCTACCGCGTTGTTGAATGGGGTTGTTTGTGGGGAAGCGTAGTTGACCTGGTCTGCTACTTGGCTCTGAGTCGATTGTTGACCCTGGAACGGGAATTGGACTGGTGAACTCAGGAGACCCACTACCTTGTTGAACGCTTCCTTGTAAGGATTGTCCTGTTGTGGGGTTGCCTGGGGTGCTTGGTAAGTTGACTGTGTAGGGTCGTATTGGGTTGGGGTTACGCCCATCTGCGCTTGCACTGCTGGAGCTGGTGCCGCCGCTTGCTGGGTCGATGCTACCCATTGTGGGGTTGTACCCACTACTGGTGCCTGTGCCGCCGATTGAGCTACGGGCGCTACCGGAGCCGCGAAGCTGGTCGGCTGGGTCTGGGATGATTGGGGTGCCGATTGGGTCGGAGCCGCGATACCGTCCGCCATAAGTTAATTCCTTTTGTAAATTTTCGAGTGTTCTATATAGAAACGGGGTGAGATCTAATCTCGGATCTGCAGCCATCGGTAAGTTCGGTTGCTGCGGATGTGGCGTTCTCATTTCTTGATTTATTAAATCAATGAAAGCGGAATACGCCCTTTGTACCTCTCCAACCATTCTAAACGGATAACCAGATAACATCCCTGCGATCTCGTCGTCCGTTTTGGAAGGAAATAAGTACTTCAGTGCTTCTATGCTATCAACGCCTAATTCTTGTAGATTTCGTGTGAAGATAGATTGGTTTAATTTATCTTGTGCCGTATCTTCATATACTGGTCCCATCCAACGCCACAAAACGCTTCTATTACCGTCTGGAGCGAGTCCTACGACACCTTCTGGTATTTCACCCTCATCTAATGCTTTATCGATAGCCTGCTGTAATTTGCGTTCATAATTAAATTTACCTTTTTCATATTTCTGCATTGCTTTTTCATCATTTAAATCTTCCGGAACAACAGGGTATTTAATTCCAGAAACATACGCTAATGATTTCTTAAATATCTGTTCCTCTTGGAAAATTATTAACTCAAAACACTTACAAATGCCATAAGTATATAACTGTAAACATTTTTTCTTAGAAGTAGCACTAACACGTCCATAAGCTGATTTAATCTCAGTTGCTGTGACATTAGTAATACTTAAATCATCTATACCTCCCAACGCAAGACGAATTTCACTTCTTAATTGTTCCGTATATCTTGATTGATCTGGACTTACAGCATTAGGAGTTATGAAAGAAACTCGGTCAACTGGTTCTAAATTTGCGATTACTCGTGGAACTCTTAAGCCACTTCCAGGACTTCCTATATACCCTGGCTGATTTCGACTAGAAGGATCTTGTTTAAATGTAGAACTGGAAAGAGTAAAATCAGATTGAAATCCTGATTGACTTGAAATACTTGGTCGTTGTACTGAACCATCCTCATTACTTTCAACAATATCCTGCTTAGGTCGCGAAGATAATAATGTTGGATTTCCAAAGAATGATAAGTTTGCTCTTATGTTTTTAACCATTTCATCATGAGCGATGATTTGATTAGATAACCACTCAAACTCACCTGCTCCATCTGTTCCAAAAGCATCTGGATTATTAAAAACTTCAATACATGGAATAAACTCCATAGTATTTTCGACAATCTTTTTATTTAAAACGCCAACATCTGTTATTTCTTGATCAAATGTAATCTCTTGCTCACTATGGTATTCCTCAATCTCATCAGCAGTGATACGTAAGCGCATATAACGCTTATCAGTATTTAAGCCGATATTGGCATTTATACCTTTCTTCTTACGTACCTTATATGGATAAATGATTAGTACTTCTTCTAAATCTCCTTCTGGAGTATAAAAAGTACGATAAGAGTCTTTATCAAACCAGTAAATTCGATAAGTTTTATTTGTAGGTCGTATATAAAATAACCCTTTACCATAAGCTAAAAATCTATCCCAAATCGAATCTAATCGAGCATCTAATTTATTGAACTTAATTACCTGTTGTATGAGGTCAAAACGTTGAGTACCATAATTGTCTTGTTCTGGGAAAAACTCAACACCTTGACGTATCCCAAACATTTTCATTTGGGACAGATGAGCATTAACCAGCATGGTATCTGCTGACCCATTACCGTCCCTATCTATAACCGACTTGATAACGTCGTCTAGGGCAGATTTACTATTACTATCGCTCATGAGTGGTTAGAGTTTGTTCTATTCTTCAATGTCATAACCGGCAAAAAGCCGCTTAAGGGTGATCGTACCATCCTCAACTTCTACCTCGAACCTTTCATTTGGTTGAATAGCCAAGTCATGGCAAAGTTCATCAGGAAGAGGTATAACTGCAGAACCATAAGCATCTTGCTCAAGTTCTAACGTGTAGTAATTAGTAGACATTGGAAAGTTGTATCTCCAGTTTAAATCGTCAATACTCTAACTCTAGTTTTCCTCTGGTCATTAATCCATTACAGAGCCAAACTAAAGCATCAACACAATCATCATGAGAACTAACCCCAAAATTAATTATTTCATCTTTTAAATTTGTGAACTTTCTATATTTGTTAAATATAATTTTTCTCTGTTCAAATAAGCCCATAATACCTCTAAATCTAGCAACCTTGTCTCCCCTAAAACCTTTTACTGGATGCCAAAGAACGTTGTAAAGACCTTGTTCTCCTAAACAAATACGCTTGAAATCTGCTTCTAGAGAAGCCTGATAAGCTACTGCTTCAGACCAAACATGCACAGAACTTCCAGTAGGAAAATAATTTTTACCATCTTTATGAATAACCCCCCATTCCTCTAACATCTCCATCAAAGCGTCTAATTTTTCTAAATTACCCATTATGCGTAAACGTTTACAGTCAATGATATGTATCTTATTTTTTACTCTTCCACCCATAACAAAAACGGTATAATCATTCTGCTCCCGAACACCAGCGGATAAATCGACTCCTATACCCATTGAATCAAATTGAGTTTCAATAGTACCTTTAACAATTAAATCAGGAGATAGAGATAACTCACTTGTTTGTATTATTTGATTTTGGTACTGAAAACTAAAGGCGACAGGAGCTTGTCTTCGACGATCTTTTAGATACTCTAATGACCACATCTCTGGCCAATAAGAAATTTCCTCTCCATTATTATCAACAGTTATTGCAGATTGTACTATTTGAACCCAGTCATTAGCTTTGGTAAACGTACTTTGATGAATATCATCATGCCTAAATCGTGTACCTAGACAAATAGCTCTACCACCTTCAAACATAGTCGGAACAATAACTGAATTCCAGTTATCTTCCATAGCCTGACGAATATCTCTATTTTTAATATCATCGGCACTTTTGATAGCGTCATCAATAATACAAAGATGTGAACGTTTAGATGTCACAGCACCTTTCAATCCTGCACAACAAACAGTAAATTCTTCTTCACCAGTAGATTTAATCCCTGCAAACTTCCAATCAATACTCCAATATTCATTAGAGTTGATACCCTTAGCTATTCGTACCGTAGGAAAAATTTCACGGTATGTTTTACTTTCTTCGATAATTCTTTTTATCGCCGCACTCTTAGGTCTTGCAACATCAACTGTATAAGAAATATAGAGAATTTTTAAAGGCTGTTTTTTTAATGCATGAACTCCAACTGACCAAGCAGTATATAAACCAAGAATTGTAGATTTAGCACTACCCCGTGGAGCTAAAATATCTATATTTGGTCCACCAATACCTACTAAACATTCACTATCCTCTCCTGTACAAAGATATTTATGCCACTCAATATGATGTTTTGCAGGTGGTTTATCTCCTACAACATCGCAAAAATAAGCGAAATCTTGCCGAGCACGTTCAACATCTACGGTTGAAGTTTTTTTAACAACTTGTTGTCTAGCAGCGGCTCTCGCAGTACGACGATAGACACTGTAAATACTTGTACCTGCCATCCCCGTAGCATAGCCTAAGAATCACTAACTTTCTTCTTGTAATATTTTCGTCCAAACTCCCATTGATGCTTCTTGTAACGGACCTTCAATAGGGTCATCACGAAAAATAGTTAACATTTCACGTAAAGCTCTGTCTGCACCAGCAAGAATTAAACCTTGTTTATCCATTAATACTTTCTCATCTCCTATCTGTTTTATCGAACCACGTAACTCCTTCTGAAGCATTGCAATACGTGCCGTACCCATATCTTGTTTAACCATACCCATATCAATTGCTTGACGTAACTTAGAAATATCCTCTTGCATATTATCTATCTCTTGTTCCAGCAACTGATTAAAATTCCGCTTTTTAAACTTCTTCTTTGACCATTCATCACAATCAACAATAGTTCCTGTGAAATTTAAAAATCTTGCATATAAATAGATTTGTATTGGAGACGCTGTTCTTTTACAAAAAGCTAAAAAGGATTCACGGTCTTTATCAGTAAGGCCGTCAATCCATTTAATCATGATGTAAATTAATTAATTCAATCTAGAATCTAGCATCTGCTTTAGCATCTGCACGGTCTTTGCTCTCTTTATAACGACGGAACATTTCTCTTTGCTTATCTGTCTCTCGAATTTCTTGACCACCTACCCTTGCAGTTGCTCGTTCTTGACTACCAGATTCGGCAAGCCTTCCTCTATCTTCTTGACCCTCGACTCTTGCAGTAGCACGAGCCTGAGAACCTCCTTCTGCTAAGTCCGCTCTGGTTTCCTGTCCTTCTACTCTTCTAGTAGCACGAGCCTGAGAACCTCCCTCTGCAATGTTACCTCTTTCTTCTTGTCCAGTTACCCTTCTAGTTGCACGATCTTGAGCACCAGACTCAGCAAGTCTTCCTCTATCTTCTTCTCCACTAACTCTCTGTCCTAACCGCTCTTCAGCAGCTGCAGCCGCACCACGTCTTATATCTTCCGTAGTGAAAAATCTAGTATTAGCACGATCTAAATCAGCGGCATATTCCATATCTCCTCTACCAAACGTACTTTCCATTTCTCTTGCTAATGCATAGTCTTGTACTGACATATCAGGAAGGATTGTTTGACTTAAACCTGGAGATTCCGCTGTAGCAGCTCCTCCCATAAAGGCACCTCTATCTGCAAGCCTATTTACAGCATCTAAATAAGCAGATTGGCCCAGCTGGTTCTTTTGTAAGTTACTACTAAAACTTGCTGAGTTAGAAGCTTCTCTTTGTTTGTCTTCTTGGGATTGACCCCAGTATGAGCCTGACATGATTTAAAAAGGTTTATATCTAAAGGTTAGGTACACCTTGGCGACCAAAAGCTCTCTGTGGAACTGGTTTTGCAGTATTTATTAAGGCTGCAAGTGACCTTCTATTTTCACCAAGATTTTTGGCAGCAGAAGTTGCCCTCTTTTGTCGAGCATCAGCACTCTTGTCAGCAATATTCTTTGCTGCCATTAACCAAGGTTGTTGGTTAGCTTGCTGTGCATTAAAAACATTTCCAAAATTTTCAATCGACCTAGACATTAAATCTTGGAACATTGGAGTCATAGCGTTATAACTTCTTTGTTGATAACCTAAACTACCCATTTGCTCCATTGGAGTAGGGACGGGAGATCCACCAAGATCGCTATATGTAGTCGATGCCGTGGTTTGTGGTTGAAAACCTTCTAGCAATGACTCACCAAATTGACCTAAATCAACTTCTTTTCCAGTAGCAAAATCTATTCCTTTAGAAACAATCTGAGGAAGAATGGTGCTAACTGCAGCATCTTGCAAAGTCGTAGATGGAACTTGACCATAGGTCTCTAAAGCAGGGCCAACACCTGGTGCATAACCACCACCATAAGGACGCGGATAGTACGCATCCGAAGGAAGTAAATTGTAGTAATTAGGTGCCACCATTAGTTAGTACGCATACTGCTGTGTTAAAGCTCTAGATGCATTAGCTGAAGCATCAAGGCCCATATTTAAACCAGCTTCGTTAGCCATTTGTAATAGAGCTGCGTTTGTAGCTATATTTTGTTTTATACCTGCAGAAGCCATACTTCTTTCAAAATCATCTTTCTTAGCTTGCTCAGAATATTTGCGTTGTGTAGGTAAGACAACATTCATTGCATCTCTTAAAGCTTCCGCATTTTTAACAGAGCTTAGACGACGAGCCGCAGCCGCGCCACCTGGATCAAGTACTTCATAAGGTGATCCACCAATTGGAGCAACACCTCCATAAGGAGTCATACCTGGAGGAACAGCTGCACCACCAAGAGGTTCGCCTGTTGCGGCGTTATAACCTACAAGTCCAGATACTTTATTTTGTAGTCCTCCTGCAAGACGATTTCCTAAACCTCCTACTAAACCAGCACCAGGAGCACCTAATAAAGCGTATGCATTTCCTGCTACAAGACCAGCCCCTGCAGGTGTGCCTAATACCGCACCTAAATTAGCTAGTTGATTTGCGGCAAACTGACCACCAGCAGTTCCACCTACTGCAGTATTACCTAATGCCGTACCTAAACCCGTAACTCCCTTACTTGCGCCAGTAACTATACCGGGTGCCATTCCCGCTAATTTCGTTCCCGCCATTCGGACTAAACTTGGGGCAGCCGCACCAGCACCGGCACCAATCAAAGCACCTTTCCAACCACCTTGTTGTGCCCCTGCTATACCTCCTGCTAATCCACTAATACCTCTAGTTAACAAAGGTATAGCCGCTACGGGAACCGCCATGATTTCAACTCTACAATTATTTATTTATAATTATTTTAAGTTAACTAACCCTTGGAGTCGTTAGCTAGTAATTCATCTCTAGCAATCTGAAGATAATTCTTCAAAACATTTAAATCAAGCATCAAAATACCATCAACTTCTCGAACAGCTTCAGGTATAACTTTTTGTACCTGTTGAGCCGAAAAACCCGCGCGGAGTGGTTGAGTTGGGTCGATCTCTTCTTTATAGCGAAACTGAATTGGTTCCAGTTGTTTTAACTTGTCAATTAGACTCACGTAAATCCTTAATAAAAAATGCTATTTCTGCTAGATCATCATTAATATCTGTTTGTTCTAAAGGTGCAATATCTTCTTTTAATCGTATATCACACAGTCCAAAAAGACCAGCTGCCTTAGCACCGCCATATAGATTTAAAAATGTTGATCCAAGACCTAAAGCTCTTTCAAAAATATTAGGTTTCTTTGGCTCTACCCCCATCCCTCCAGGTCCACCCATTCCCCCATCTTCTTGGTTACTAACAACGATTGTGCTTGGTTCCCATATCGAACTACCACCTGGCCCTTCTCCCCATCCACCGTCACCGAAAACAGCGTTCTGATTAGAAGAACCGGAACCTGAGTTAGCAGCAATCTGATCACTTAAAAATTGTTGTGCCGCCGTATCGTCTTTAGGACCAAAAAAAGCATCTCTGGTTTGATCTAAAAAACCACTCCACTTCCCTGCATCAAAGCTAGATGTAGGTTCTTTCTTTGCAAATGGATTCCAACTTACCATTTTTCTATTTTCATTCCTATTTTCATTAATTATACAATTGACACTCTAAGAGTTACACACGAAGACCAGTACCATACAGACTGCGTCCTACTTGTAACACCTCCTCATTGATTGGTGGTGCTCCACCGTATCCGGCAGGGTCGGCATAACCAATACGAGCCTGTGGTCCGGGTTTCCATGCTTGCTCTCTACCTTGTTTCAACTTTTCTAAATAGATTTTTTGCGCGAATGCTCTCTCTGATTGTTCTCTTTTAATTTCTCCTGAAACCCTTGCAGAATCAATACTTGGATTATTAGTTGCACTTCCTTCAACGGGTAAAGTATGAACTGCAGTTTTTGGTTTACCTATACCACCAGCGAGGTTAAGACCTATTGCAGCACCAGCAAGAGGTATAGCTATAGCAGCCGTAGGTAAAGCTATACCAGCTGCCTGAGCAGTTATCTCAGGGTTCTGAAGGAATGGAGTTTTCCACCCCTCTTCCTTTGGTAAAGCGCTTAT